CCCTAAGGTTTTTCCCGTACGCAGGGAGGTTAATTAAAACCTTTTCGCGGACGGGGTGTCACTCACTTTAACGTGTGAGCTCCACGATCTCGCCTTTCTCAAAGACGTCGCCGTCGATTAGCAGCCTTGCAGGCGCTGTTCTAGGGCTTACTTTGATAATCGGTAGATCAGTCAGTGATTTGGCATCTTCCATGGCCCTTAATTTTTGGAAGAAATCCCGGTTTGTGATTCCGAGTTGAGAAACGATATGATCCTGAATCGCGCTGGCCATGTGTTCTGGCTGGGAGTATGGTCCACCCTTAATCCGGTAATATTCATCAGCGTGTGCTTGACGAAAAGCCTCGTTTAGTTCCCCTGCAGTAATCTGTTCTTTCCCGACTAAGCGCAGAACAGCCCGGCAGTAATCCGAAAGGTACGGTGTGCGCGGGTCGGTGGTTAGGTAACCTGATACTCGCCGTCGTGCGAGTTCAAATGTTGGCAAATTCCTATCACCGAAAGAGACATGCAGGTGGCTAAGAGTGCGCATGATATCAACAACGCTACAGCACTCGTACATCGGCTGAATATAGTGTCGCCCGCAGAAAGGAACATATTCTTTCGCATTGCAAGCTTCACATTTCAGCTTCAGTCCTAATGCTGAGGCTGCTTCCTCCATGAGACCAGCCAGTCCCGACACTTCTAAACCATCATCACCACACTTAGGTCCGATCCACGAGAAGATGCTACTAATATTCTTCCGCTTCTTTCGTTGCGTTATAGTTGTATCTTTCTCGGTTTTCAGACGCCAAGCACAATAGGCGACAAAGGCGTTAACCAAAGTGTTGAAGTCCGTTGTGCATGGACTTCCTGATAACCGTGCTCCTGCTGGTTTGGACAAAACTCCGTAAACGGAGTGAGTCGTAACTGACGTTTCATACAGCATGAGTTCATCGATAATCTTATAGTGCGCTTCCGGAAATACACGTTTCAAAAACGCCTTCTCGAGGTTCTCCCGTATCCACATAGATATGGTTCCATCGAGGCGTGAATAATCTGTGGCTACAATCCCTTCATGTAGCCGTGTACCTACCTTTTCGCAAAATCTGTGTACCGATTCTTCTGTTTCGGAGGGGGTTAAACCAGCAGCATACCAAGGTTGCCGCTTCAAAAAAGGTTTAGCACCGCGCACGTACGCAGAGAATACCTGGTTATGCACATCTGTGACATTTGTTATTATCCGAGGGTGAGTGGGTTTTCCATAACATTCGCGTTTCTGAAAAGTTTTGGCTCGTGCTGATTGCAATGCAGAAGAGATTACTTCGAGGTTGTTCGCGCGTTTGTTCCGTTGCCGTTGGCTCGGTTTGTTTTGCAGGACGTTAACTTGTTCTAGATCTAATGGCGCCGTCTTGTGGCACTCGTCATCTGGTACTATCATTCTTAAAAAGTCACGTGCATAAACACCGTAAACCGAAGGCGGAACTTTCTTGTTCGCAACTTCTTGTATTCTCCCCTTTATCGCGGCTTTATCATTCTTCTCGCACGACATAGGTACGAATGTCCCTTCCGAAGTCGGAGAGGGAAAAACGACCATGCCATCACTCTTAAGATCCGACGAATCAGGTGTTTCATCTTCAATATCGTACACGTAATCATGCTTACCGTCAACTGGGGCGTAGGATGTTATTCTGGTTGCTCCTGTTGCATTTGGCAAATAGGCACGCAGCCAAGCTGACATGTAAGGCGGTGAGTTAGGTGGTAAGAGATTGGTGATGTCACCACGTGGCAGCATGCCACTCGGTTCCGCACAGGTGAGTTGCCTGATCATAAGTGCAGAGTGTGTCTCTTCTGCGAGCGAAATCTGTCCCTTCAGATGAATATTTCCGACATGACGCGTGAGCGCCCCACCTTTCGAGTGCACAGTCATGGACAACCAGTCACCACACTGCGTGACTAAGGTTGACCCCCACCTTTCGGTGGCGAATCGCGTTTCAAAACGCCTACCTACATCCCGAACGACGGTTCTGGGATTCAAAAACACAAAGTATCTGTTCGTGGTGCCTGGTTGCAAGACGCGATCTACAGAATAGACGCACCACTTACGATAGATACCTTGAGAGCATAGGTAATGGGCAAAGGTGAATGGCCGTGGATATTCAGGGATAGCCATCACCGTCGATTCGAAATTGTGTGTCGTATGTCGATACTGATCTCCGCCTATGATGCATTCTTCAATCTGGTTAGGTGAAACAAACTTCACAATCGATTCCTCATTTTTATGGTATATTTTATGAGGTTGCAATGTGTAAAGTACTGCAGGCCGATTGAAGATCCATCGCGATAGTTCTTCTTCTGACATGTAATAATCAGTGTCGACAAATGTCATCAGAGCATTGTCCGGAATTGGGTCATCTCGGTTCTCCATAAGAAAATCTTTGAGGTTATATTTCCCGTGATATCCGGGGATGCCTAGTTTTTCCTCCCGGCCGCTTGTACCAATATCGTAACGCCCTCCAGGGAAGAACAACTCCCCTTCACGGGTTCTGAGGCTAGAGAAGTTCGTTATCGATTCGGTTGCTGCTTTCCGCAGCGAAGCTGCTTTGGGGTGGCCATGGCCGGGTGGATACTTCGTAACAGTTGTGCTAATCCAGTCATTGCAGTTCCTAAACCGACAACGTACGAAGTCTTTTCCGTCAAGTAATGATCGCCATTCGCCTTGCCGCACTGCTTGAAGCCAACCAAGAAAAGTATCCATGGTTCTTGCTTTTTGCAGACGGCCGCGAGTTACTGGTTGCATTACTGGCGGCGGTGAATCATCAAAATCACTGAGTTGAACTCCTTGTCTTAGTTCACACTCGATGTTCTCAAAATCAGTGTAATAAGGTTCTTCCTCCGACACAATAGTGTAAAAGTTAGAAGTATCACGTAAACCGATAAGATCTGGCATGATAATGAATATTCGAATAATTTATAGC